TACGCTTTAGGTTGTTCCAGTTCATTGCAGCACGAACATGTCCGGGCATGTTGGCTTTGCCTTCACGTTGCTCTGCGGCTGTGTACTTGGTCAAGTTGTTTACACGTTTAGGTGTACCTTTTTCCCAGGCTGGTCTTTCTGCAAACTTTAATTTAAAGTCTTTGACTTTGACAATAATAGCTTCTTTCTCGGCACCTGTGAGCACATCCATAAGCAATTCACTCAGGAACTCCTGTACTATCTTAGGCGTATCACTACGCTTCAAATCAAGTCCCATTGCTTTCATTTTGCCTGGTTTACCGTGAGTATCGAGACGATTACCTTCTATATCAAACACTAAAATGCCGTAACGCTTTTTCTTAATAAACAGACCTTTTGAAGCAATAAGTTCACGACCGCCTTTGATAATACTACCCATCTCGCGCGGACAATGACAAGCACGTTCCATGAATCCCGGGAATGAATCATTTACAGAGTCTGCAATAGTATCGTATAACTGTACACAGATTTCTCTATTCCATTCCATGCGCCCAGATTCTACTTCCTCTTTGATTTGCGGCCAGGCTGAGAAATAGACCGAGTCCGTGTCGCCGTAGATGACTGATTTGCCAGTGTGATCGTATTCCCCGGTAATAGCTTCGTTAACGTGTGCGTCCATGTGTTTGGCAATAATGCGACCCGTAAGTGTCGTACTTTGGCCAATGCGCTGGTCAAAGAAGCGACAGCCCGGATTGAGGATCGCACCATATAGCGAGTTGAGGTTAATTTTTTTGACGAGCTGTCTTTTGTCCCAGAACGCCGTATCTTCCGGAGATGTTGCGGCTTTCTTTTTAGCTTGCATTTCTTTACGTTCTGCATACCACCTTTCTAACAGTCCGGGAATAATTCCTTTTGTGTTATGTTTAAAAATTGTACCATTGGCACTGAATGTCCAAGGTTGGCGACTATCAAATACCAAGCGCCATACGTCCGCGGCACTCATTATGTCGCTACTTCCGTCTTGCCAATCTATAGTAATCTCAGTACCTATTTCGCCAGCCATTACTGCTTGATACTCTAAGCTACCAAACATGTTTTCCCATGCATCAGCAAAACTTGAACCTGCATCCATCTTTTCTTTGATGTAGTGATCAGTCATAATAGGACGAAGTTGTCCTACAATGGTTTCTGGCCCCATGTTAAGGGCACGAATAGCCGAGGGATAGAGACTGTTGATATCGATGGCACCGATGTATTCGTGCATTCCTTTTTTGGGATAAGCAACATAGGCACCTGCCGCTTGCGTGTTTCCTTGATCATCTCTTGCTCTCCTGTTGGGCACAACCAAACCTCGGCTGTGCGATTCGTTAATAATAGCTTGTTCTGTAACTGCCACAGCGCCCATAGTGGTTTGTAGCAATACAGTATTGTCATGTGCCAATTCATTGGCCAGATCTAAGAAGCGCAACTTCTTATCTAGTTTGGCCAACAGTAGGGTATCTTGTCTATTGTAGTCAATAAACTTTGAGAATTCTTTGTTGTATAGTTGATCCAGGGTGCCTTCATATGCCAACTTAGATCCAACTTCTTCGTACTCGCCGATAGCATCTAAACTATAGCTATGACGTTCTTCGTATGTGTACTTGCGGTACAGTTGCATATAGTCCAAATGCACACGGCCCAGCAGGTCAAATGTTAATTGTTCTGCACCAAAGCGTTCAAACATACGTTGCTTAGGTAACTGACCCCACAAGCATAGTCTACGAGTATCATCCTTGCTCAAGACCTTGGTAATACGCATAGTGGTATAGGGAATATCAAAGCCCTCTGAGTTCCAACCTGATAGGATATCTGCATCTTGAATTACATCTAAGAACGTATCGAGCATGTCTGCTTCACGTTCAAATAAGAAACAGTTGTCGTATGTATCACAGATCTCCTGTGCAGATTCCCAACTATAACTCTTAGGAGGCACAACCAGGGTAACCATCTTATCCATCCAGTCCAAATAGATTGATATACTGGTAATTGGATTAAATGGATCTTCGGGCTTACTATAACCTCTAAGTGGATCAAAGTCCACCTCAATATCGAAAAAGGCTGTTTGTAGTTTTGGTGATGTGGCACCTAGGTAGTTTTCTTCTAAGCATCGGAAGATGGGATTAATATCCGACTCCCATAACTTCTTACCTGAGTTGATTCGTTGTTCCTTATGGAACTCCTTGCCATTGCGTGTGCTAAAACGTGACACGGGTGTGTCGTAGATAGTGCGGAACTTGCCGCGGGGGTCATCGTAGTAAAAAACATAGTTAGCAGGATACTCTTTGTATACACGCTCACCATCAATACGTTCTACTACATGGATGCGATCTTTATCGCGATCAAACAATGCGTCAATATATGACATTTACTCTCCAATTTTGTGTCGCTTCGAGCCGACACTACTCTGCTTGTCCGTAAAGTGGACGACTCTTACTAATATTTACTCTTGTAAGTATAACAGTTAAATATTAGTATGTCAAAATATAATAGATTAATTGCCTACGGATCAAGCCCAATTGATGGCACTGAACTATTGGGCAATTCGGGGAAAGACAAAACTTTAGCATTTCCTGCCAAACTTGCTCGTGCATTAGAATTAGATTATGTATGCCGCGGCAAACCATTATCAAGCAATAGTAAGATATCTCGTAAAGTACTAGGGTCTGAACACACAGATACCGATTTTGTATTTGTACTATGGTCATCACCTAATCGCTACGAATTTAAAACTGAACAAGGGTGGAACGGATTTACAGCACATTCTGAAACTGACAATGGATTAATACGTGAATGGCTAGATGGTCCCGGTAAGCTAGAGTATACGGAAGTATATATGTCGCTTAAAGACATTGCGCTTACGCAAACATATTTGAAACAAAATAACTTATCTTATATATTTTCCATGGACAACAATGCTATCAAGGATAGTTATTGTTTTAATAATCCTGATCCGTATCTTGCTAGTATTAAATCATTGATAGACTGGGATAAGTTCCAATGGTTTGACAACAACGGATTTATCAATTGGGCAAAACAAAATGGGTTCCCGTTTATAGGAACCCATGCTGGTGCCGAAGCACATAGTATTGCAACCGATTATGTATTAAACCATTGGATGACCAGTTTTGTTAGTCCTACAGAATCAATACAAAACAGCAACGCATAATTGGCCAGCATGCCAAATGATCCGCGTGTCCATGCTGCCCAAGAATAGATTATTGTACTAATTACCCATATAGTATACAGTGGCAACAGCGGCGGGTTAGGTAAGAACCATGTCATGCCTAGAGCACAACCTACGCTACCAAACCAACCTATTATTTCTAAAACACAACGTAATGGGTTTTCTTCATAATCCTTGCGGATGTATGCAACAACATTTGATATCAAAGTGTTTTACCAACAGTTTCTAAAATAGTGTTCAACTCGTCGTGATCTTGGTTAGTAGATCCTAGTGTTGATTTTTGTGCAATCTTGATAGCTTTCTTTAGGATAGCTGGTTTGATTTCCATTTCTTCGGCGATGGCTTTTACAGTATCGTTAAGCCCTGCGTTCAAGTCTTCGATTTCTGTCAACACAGCCATACCTTCATTAATTATCTGAGTGAGCTTTGCACGTTGCTCGTTTGAAAACATTCTTGCAGTCATTTTTGATTCTCCGTTAAAAGTTTATTATACTTGATTTATTTGCAAAACACAACTATTTTGATAAATATTAGTGTAGTTCGCGATATGGGGATATCCAACTACTCTAACAGTTTATAAGGAACTATCAGCAATGATATTTATCAACAACAAATATACCAAATTCTATTATAGCATCATTTCTAACGCACAATCAAGAGTTTTATCAAAAGAAGTATACACAGAACGTCACCATATTATACCAAAAAGTTTAGGTGGCAGTAATTCAAAAAATAATTTAGTTAAACTAACTGCTCGAGAACATTTTATATGTCATTTACTCCTTACTAAAATGACCAAAGGCGAAAATAAAATGAAAATGGCAAAGGCGGCATTTATGTTTGCTACAACGTCGAATAATCAACTCCGTTATAAATTAAACAGCCATTGGTATGAATCTCTGAGATTAAAATCATCCGATGCAAGACGTAACGTTCCGTCGCCTTTAAAAGGTATAAAAATAACAGATGCCGAGAGATTAGATCAAATAAAACAATCTATTAAAGAACGAGAGTTAAAGTATAGCACTGGACAACTATCCCGTGGTAATATGGGAAAGTATGAACGTAGCAAAGAATATATAGAATATCTTCGCGTAGATGTTAAAAATAGAAAAGGATTCTCAACTAAAGGGCAATCGGCTGAAGCAAGAGAACGGGCCGCTAAAAATATATCAATTGCTAGAAAAGGTCAACCTGCTCACAATAAAGGTACAGCCCCATCTCGGGTTAGTTGTTTATGTTGTAAGGTAGAAGTTGATATCAGAAACTTTGCTCGATATCACAAGGAATGTAAAACCGCTTTTTCCAAATACATTCCGGAGCACGACTTCCATATATTCGAAGGGCAGCGGCGAGCCCATTCACACCGTAATTAAACGGATCCTAAGGTGAATCTCTTATTTTGGTATACAGTTAGGGACCATATGGTCACCTTTTTTCTTCATACCAACTTGTTTGTAATTTTTCCAACAATCCTCATCTAAGAATGTGTCGGCAAGTTTTTTGCATAGTTCTTTAAGTTTTGGATTACTTGTTTCTGTACTTGTATCTTCTTCTTGTGTGGGGTCTTTGTAACCGCAATAAACGTGTTTAATGCCGCTATGAGCAATTAGATCTTCACAGCTTTCGCCTGAGCGTTCATCCATTGGACGATTGCAAGGACTTAATGTGGTTACTATAATACAATCAGCATCAGCATCGGTACAACGTTCTAATGCGGCACGCTCGGCATGTACTCGGCGCCCATCTTCGGTCGCATAGTTAACACCATATATGCGTCGACCATCTGGATACACTACACAAGCTCCGACCATACCATAAAACTCTGAATCGGACTCTTGGCCGTCAAGAACCATTTCACAGCAACGTGCAAGTATACTATCTAATTCTTCTTGGGGATCAGACTGGGCTGTAAGGATTTCGTTTATAATCACTATCGTCGCCTTCTGCTTGTTCTGGCCAAACTGGGTAGTCGTTCATTCTGGATTTGCTTGACTAAAGTTACGCATAATAATGCCAGCTTCAGCATTGGCTTCATTTTCTTCTTCACTGCCAGTTTCGCCACTTGTATCATCCAATTGATCTTCACATGCTTGTTTGTAGTGTACAAGTTCGTGTGCTAGTGTACGTAACGCATCTTTTGGATGGCGTCCTTTTGTCACTAGATAGATGCAACCGTCGTCTGGACTAAAACAACCAAATGTAGTCCCGTCTGCGCCTGGCACACGGTCGACTACTTTAATTACAGGTAATGTATTGATTCCTAAATGCTCTTTGGCAAACGGCAAAAATGATTTAACAAAATCGTTTTCGTGTGACTCATACATAATTTCAAATATTTTTGATTCTGCAATCATTAACATGTCTTGCAATTCTTCTACGGATTCGCAATTCCATTTACGTAATGATTTATTGATACGACTGTTTGGATCGTTCTTAGTCTTAGCCGACGTATTGTGTTTCTTCATGCCCTTCATACGAGCACAGAAACTCTTACGACGCTTGGAAGACTTTGACCCTTTTTTAAGTTTACTAGGTTTAGTAGTTACTGCTGTTTGCAATTTGCTACCAGGATGTTCTTTGCGATAACTAGCAACGCCCTTCTTGTTTAAGCCGCCGTTCTTATTCTTGCCAGATTTTTTCTGCCAAGTTGCGGTTTCAACAATGATCTCTGTTATTTTCATTTTTTCTTAAGTGCAATAGCACCAACTTTGCGTGTTGTACTAGAACGATTAATAGTAGGCGATTCTTTGCTGTCGTCATCGGTTAAATTAAGTTGACTTTCTGGGTCGCCGCCATGTGGATCTAACCCTAATTGTTTGAATGCAAAATCGATCATATCTTGTTCTGCTTGTGTATAGGTAGTCATTACTGGGTCGCCACTAAGTGCGCCAGCTGCTGGAGTTGTAATTTCTGGTGCGCCAGCTAGTGCAAGCCCAAATCGATATTGTTGGTAGAATGAACCGTTACTCTTGTTCATACTCAATGCTGGCAAGGATTTAAGTCCTTTAATGCCAGCAAACTGGTCTGGTGCTAATTTTTTACCGTCAGCGGCCGGGCTATCTTCTGTAATAATTTCGTTTATTTTCATTTGCTTGTGGCCCTTAACATCCAACTGTGCTTACGGAAAGCATCCATGCGTTCTGCTAGGAAGTTGGAGAAACCATGTTCTCCTTCTGCTTCAGCAACATCGTAAACCTTCTTTAAAATAGTAACCATATTATCACTATCTTGCAATAGCTCAGCGACCATTTGTTCTGCTGGCACTACACTCGTTTCATCGTCAATTTGACTCAGTACACTAAAGCGACTGTTACTCCCAGGAGCATACGCACCAAGAGCACGAATCTTTTCAGCAAACGGATCAATGGCGCCATACACTTCAGAGTTGATTGTATCAAACAATGCGTGTAGTTCTTGGAAGTTAATACCTTCCACATTCCAATGAAAGAAAGCCGCTTTCAAATAGAAAGTGTATTGGCTTGCAAACCCAATCTTAGCGGCTTTAAGTAATTGTTCGTTCATTTTGTTTTGTTAACACTTTCCGATAATTCGTTTACTAAACTAGCAATTTTTGTATTACGTTCACTCTGTAGTTTAGTCCAATAGTTTGTACTTTCGCCTAACTCTAATTCTTTCTTCTGTTGAGCACGTTTTTTAGCGTAGTCAGTTTGTGGGTTTTTTGGTTGACGGCTAACTGGCTTACCAGCATCAACATCACGCTCACGTTGACGACGTTTGGAGTAATCTGTTTCAGCCTCTGCTACACCTTGTTCTTTCAAATGCCCTGCGGCTCTTGCTCGAGCTACTATAGCTTTAGTATCACCTGGAGATTTAACAGAATCAAAATCATAATGTTTATGATATTGTGCCGGTATTGCTTTTTTAAGTTTATCTACCATACCAATAGCAAAGGATTGTTTTATATCACCAAAGAAGCCTTCCGCCACACCTTGCTGTCCTTGGACAGGGCTGTCTCTAAGTGCATCTCGATAAAACTCTTTGAAATCTTGTGCCAATTCTCTTGCTGACCACGCCCAAGTTTGACTGTCCCAATCGTCTGTCATCTCAGCTTCAAGTTTAGTACCCGGGTCTCGACCACGACTAAACCCTATACGAACAGTATGTTCAATTTGTTTATTAACCAACTTTGCAAATAGTTTGCCATTGGGATTTGGATTAATTGTTACTTTATATCCGTGTTTTTCAGCAAACTGTATCGTTGGCTGTAAGAACTGAATTTTAGGATCAACCCCACCGGATATAACCGGAACAGCCTCCGCCACCCCTTGCTTCATACAATGCTTTAATTCTGCTACAGCTTCTTCATATGAGTCGTAACCTGCTAAATCTATATTACGAGCATAGCACTTCATATACCACTGACCAGCACCAGGGCTTGACTCGCGGTCAATACCAACTTCGCCCACTGGTTTGCCGTTTTTCTTAAAGATCTTGCGTTGTTGGTCTGCATGACCTTCCGCCACACCTTTGTTCTTTTTAACTTGAATTTTAGGCTTAGCCATTGCTTTTTGTAAATCTTTTTCAATACCTTTTGCAAATTCTTTGGCTGGAACTGGTGTACCTTTACGTGGTTGTGTGCTTGCTAACTCGGCACGAATCTGACGTGCTAATTCTGTGCCAGCACCTTTAGGACCAAAGTGACGATTAGTTACTTCGTTTGTTTTGTAAATAGGAGCCTGACCCTGTGATTGCCAATACTTGTTGCGGTCCTGATAGGTCTCGCCTGACTTTAATTTTTTAGGAGGAAGAATTGTAATTTCCTGCTTTGGTGGGAACTCACCAAACCCTGGCTTTTGCTCCTCATCAAGATTCAACGGCATCAATGTAATCTTGTCTGCCTTTTCTTTGTCGCCTTGAGCATATAACTTCTTCTTCCAGTTGTCGTGGAACTTGCGAGCTTCTTCATAGTAGTCAAACTTCTTAACAGGCTTGCCAGCTAAACAAACAGCATATGGCTCTACCTTATTGAAGTCTTGCCAGCCTTCAGCAAAGGCCTCCGGTGGGTTTTCTTCAAGCATACGTTCAACCTGTGCTACCCAAGCACTAACATCACTGCTACCAATTTCTTCAACATCGCCAACATAGTCAGCAACGTTATCAACAGCGGCACCAACTAGCTCAGGACCGTATTGTTTTAATAAGTCTAAACGTTGTTGTAATATACGACGTGTAATAGCGCCAGCAACTGGGCCAGCATCATCAAACCCTTCTTCAACACCTTCATCTTCTTCGTCAGCATATTGATTGTACTCAACGTCACTTAGGTGCATACTATGTTCACCATGGTTATAAAGATTTACAATAACAAACTTGCCACTTGGACTAAACTCTGAGATTTCACCAGTCTTACCTTTGAAAGCATTTGGTGCTGTAACAATAACAGGATCACCCACACTTAACCGCTGTTCATTCATACCACCGTGTATAGGACTTGTTGAATCTGGACCAATCATGCCATCTTCATCAACACCGGTTAATGGAACAATGGTTTCTACCGATTCTTTAGTCCACTGATCGTGTTCGCTTGTCCATGAGTTTGTACCATCGTTCCATGCGTTTTCAGAAACAATGTGTGTGCAGTTGCAAGGAGTTTGTCCACATACTTTGCAAATACCTGATGTAGATTCATCTACACCAACACGATTACGAGCACGGCGTTGTTGTTTTAATTTTAATTTTGTTACAGGATCTAATGCCCAACCTGGTTTGTGACCTACCGGCATGCTTACTGTTCTTTTTGCTTGATCGTGTGCAAAAGTTCCTTCTGGTGCAGGATCGTGCATACCAGGGAATACCTTGCGTCCTTTTTCAACAGGAGATTCTGTTACAGATTTTTTAGCTTCTTCAACGGACATACGTCCAACAATATCATCTAAGAACATTACTGTGCTCCACCCTGTTGTTGTGCTGTTGCCTGTTGTGCTGCCATATCAGATTTTTGACCCTGGCTAACTAAGTCTTTAAGTTTACTAGCAAGTTGTGGGTTCTTAGCAATATCAGCCAGTGCTGGAGCAAGACCTGTTGCAATAGCAGCATTATCGTTTGTTGCTAACTTTTGATCGGCATCGGTTTTAGTTAGTGCCTGTGTTGCTTTATCAACATTGATTCCAGGAATCTTATTTTTTAAACCTTGCAAACTTTGTTTAATTTTCTTTGCATCAGCGGAATTCATATCAGGTGGGGCATTAGGTGCAACCGCAGGAGCGGCACCTGGAGTTGTTGCAGCCGGAGCCTGTCCAGGATTATTTCCACCAAATGCTTCATCGACACCTTGTTCACGTTTGGTTTTTGCCCAACGAGCACGTAGTTTATCTTCCAATGTACATTCTTCCATACCGCCTGTACCAGGTCCCATGTTCTGTTCTTCTACACCTTCTTCGCATCCGCCAACCATCTTGTTACCTGGAGTACGTGCATCTGTACCTTTCCAGTAACCAGTAAACTTAGGACCTTTGCTGTGCTTTTCTGCACTGGACATAGTACCTTCGTCTAAATCTCCAGAGATGCTATCCCAAAAATCGCCGTGATCTTTACCCCATTTTTCGCAGAATTGCTCGCGGGACATACGCTCAGCGTCTTTCCACATTAGCTCTTTCATAGAGCCTTCGTTTAGCTTCTTAAAAATACCTAGAATGTCTGAGAAATTATTATCCATTACTTAACCTTTGACGACTTAACGCCTTTAACAATACCACCCGGAGTGCGTTGATTTGTATAATTGTGCTGACGTTTAACGATCTCTTTGGTAGAGCCGCCTAATTCTGTCATAACCGCAGATACGCTACTAGCGCCTGTTGCACCAGCAGATGCGTCTTCTTTAATAAAATCTGAGCTTTTCATATATATTTCCGTTGTTAGTATATTTATTCGGGTATAACAAAGTCTAGAGAACTTGCAATATCGTCGACTAGGACATTCTTTGCTTGTATAGTTCCACTATTACCTATTTGTTCAATTTTCACTGAGTGTGTGCCTGGATCTAGATTAACTACAATACGTTCTCTCGCAAACATTGTACTACCGGGCCAAATAAAATCACGTTCGGTTAACAGATTGTTATCAACATATACACGATATCGAGGAGCTTGATTACCCCAGTGTGCATATACGTCAACAGTTATTGTGTGTTCTGTCATATTAAAATGCTAACTTAGCACGTTCTGCTTCTAATTGTGCAATCTTTTTCTTTAATGCTTCAACATAATTAGAAGGTAATTGTTCATTGGCAATACGTTGTTTAAGAGCAGCAATGTCTTGGCTAATATATTCAATATGACGAGCAGTTAATTCATCAACTGCACCTTCTCCTAATCTATCTTTAACCCAGGCTAAATCTTCGGCTAGATCAAACGCTTTAAGACTCTTATTAATTTGTCCGGGACGTACATCCTTTGTTAAGCTCATGCTATAACGTGGATCTCGAGCTTGTTTCTTATTGGCAACTACACCTGTACCGCCAGCTTCATCAACAGGCTCTGGTGCTGATTGTAGTCCTGTTGTCTGCGGTTGTTCTGCTGGAAGTTTAGCAGTTAAAATTTGTTCAGCTTCACGAGTATACTTACCAAATAAGTCTGCAACAATCGATTGACGTTGCTTTTCATCTGCATCAGAATATAATTTACGTAGCTCTGTGCCTGACTGCATTGGTTGGCCTAACACTTTAAAATCAAAGGTTGGGACAGTCATAATATAACCATGCTCTTTCATATTTTCTGTGAGCTTGATATCTGTGAGGGGTTGGAAATATGCCGGGCTACCGTCCTTCTTGGTCCATGATTTAAATCGTGGATCCTCGGCCATATCCTTTTGACTAACAGCAAATATAACCACAGTATTTTCTGGGTTAGCTATATTGATATGTCCGCCGCTTATTACATTGTCAATGTTGTATGGACTAGTAGCTTGTACAATACGGTCAGCAGGAACCCCAGTCAATTGCATAAAATATGACTTTTCTGCGAATGTAAAAGGGGATTTTGGTTTTTCTACTTTATTGCTAGTTGCAATATAGACATTGTTTCGGCCAAATTTACCAGTTAAAAACTCGTAAACAGCATGATGTCCTTTGTGAAAAGGTTGAAATCTACCGGGGTAGACAACAAGTATTTGCGGTTCTGCTAATTCGTTAATAAACATAGTAAGGGCCTCTTACTATATTTATCTTAGATACTTTCGAGCAACCAGATATAGAATGGACTAGTAAACTCCAATGCCCACGTACCGTTCCATCCTAAGTTTACGCACTTTGTTAATACAGGACGACTAGTATCATCACCTGTAAACACACCAGTTTTCCAAACTAGATCGCCTAGATTAATTTCATCTATCTCTATACTTTTAATACCTAACAGCATATCTTTTAGAATCTCTGTTTTGTCATCGTTTTGTATAGTATCTGTCCAGTCTTTATTTTCTAAGCGGATCTTAAGGGTGTTTGGTCCCTCAACAATGGCGTAATCAAAATCTACATAAAATACTTCATTGGTGTCAGTAACAACGTGAGTTTTTTCAACAACCACAGTATCATTGATAGCAATACTGTACTGGGGTTTTTTATCCCAGTACGTACCGTACAGTCCAATTTTAATGTGTAATTTTTCTGTATCTGACATGATTACTCGTTAGTTACATTTTCTGTCACCGGAGCAGGAGTTGCTTGTAATGGTTGGTTAAGCGTGGCACCTTGTGACTTTAATGTATCTTCAATGATACCGATACTGCCACGATTGCCGATGGCAATCTTGTCTAGGTCTCCAGCATACTCGTAGTGTCCCACGTGATTCAATAGAACTTTACTGTGTGCCCAAATCTCGCCGCCGAGTACTTGCCAGCGACGGCAGAACAACCAGTCTTCACTTAGATAGTGTCCACGCTCGTCAATTTTGCAATCAAAGATTGAATACATCATTGGCTCATACTGCTTGCCTAGACCTACGTCATCCACATACTTGCACTCTGGATGAGCTGCAATCAACTGCTCGTATACGCTACGCTTGAACAATAAGAAGCCTGTGCCCATTGTATCTACTGTAAAGATATCGCCTTGAATCTTTGTCTCTGGTTTTAAGTTAATAACATAACTTACAGGCAGAGCCTTTTTAGGATACAAGCCACCAATAACTTCTTTATCGTATGCAAGCATCTGTAGAATTGATTCCGGTTGGAAGCGAATGTCCGCATCAATAAACATAAAATGCGTAGCTTGAGTGTTGGTCATCATCTTGGCCATCAAGTTGTTACGAGCACGTGTCACTAATGACTCATTGACCATTGTGTCTAATGACCAGTTTAATCCCGCTTGTTGGGCTAACAATGTAAAACGCAAGAAACTAGTCATTGTTGGCTCACTTACCATTCCGCCGTAACATGGAATACCGATATGCAGATGAATCTTGCTAAAGTCGAAAGGTGTTCCGGCTTGTTGTGCTGGTGCTGGTGTAGCAGGTGCGCTTTGTTTTGCTTTTGCGGCGGCTGCCTTGATTAAATTCACAGCATCGCTTTGACTGATTTTCTTGTCGCTCATTGATTTCTCTCTTTGGTTAATTGATTTATGCTTTTTGGATTTCAACAAGTGCACCTGCACCTGCTAATTCTGAAACTACTGCTTCTAAACTTCCTACAACATCATCTGTTAGAACAGTAGACTCTGTATCTGTGTCTTTTAATAACTTAGTAACCGTAATTACTAAAGTTTCGGTTTGCATTTTTGCCATCACGGGCTCCTTGAATATAGTATGCTATTATTTATTAGCGAGTCACTACCAGCTCGTGAATATTTGAAACTATCCCAGGCTGTATTAAATTTAAAAAGGTTGTTACACTAGGGTCATTTGTAAAGAAGTAACAATTCCATACGTAACTTGTTGATTTTGTAAACATATCTCTGCAACTAGCAGGAACGCCCACGTTCTCTATCTGCAAATTATCTAAATAATTTAGTATAAGATCTTTAATATCTTCTCCATATCTACCGTCTCGTAAGATTACTTTATGGGTGTACCCATTATCGGTTTTACGAATAATAGCACCCGAATCTAGTAACTTAGCAGCTTCTTCGTTTGCTGGTCCGCTTATAGTTTCTATACTTTTAACAAACGGTTGTAAATGATCTATTACAAAGTTGACTAGGTCGGCTTCGGTTGCGGCATATATTTGTACACGAGGTTCTTCTATACGAAGTTTAATATCAGTGGTCTTTTTAAGAACACGTAATTTATCTAATAGAAAGATATCGGCCTTATCTATATCTCTATTAGCTCTGGCATGCCACCAACTCATAGTTATATGTCGACTAACGTCTAGTCGGTGTTCTAATGCTTTGTCCATTGGACCTTTAGCATCAATTAGTCGACCCGCTGGGCAGTACACAACGATCTTATATAGATATTTGCCGTAGAACTTCTTGGTAGTATGTTCTACGGTTATCTTAGGACTGCACCGAGTCCAGAACAATATATCCATCTTTATCCACGGTTGGTACTGTTGGCGTAAACGCATCCAAAATAGTAAACTTAAATTCGTCTTCGGCCCAATCCACTTCAATAATACTATTAACTGGAATAGCGTCAAACAAGATTTTCTTACTTAGGGGCACTTTAATTAAATCGTTAATCTTACGACCCAACAGACGAGCACCCATCTTGCTATCGTATCCAACTTCAGCCAAATGATCTGTTGCTGCTTCAGTTAGGCGAATCTTCAATGCTTTTTCACTTAACAAATCATTCATCTCATTAATAAACTTAGCAACAATCTTCTTAATACTAATTGGGTCCAGTTTATTAAATTTGCAAATACCATCTAAACGATTTCGGAACTCTGGTTTAAAGAAGTCTTTAACTGCTTTATCATCTTCGCCCGACTTTTGTAATTCACGACCAAAGCCAATATTGTTTTGCTCGTTAGCACTAGCACCTAAGTTACTTGTAAGAATGATGACAGCGTTACGTGCATCTGCTTTCTTACCGTTACTACTTGTAATAGTGCCTTCATCCATTAACTGTAACAAGATATTCATTACATCCGGGTGCGCTTTTTCAACTTCATCAAACAATACAACACAATTTGGATTCTTTTCAATATCGCTAATCAGTAATCCGCCACCTAGGTTGCTATCATCGTAACCAACATAGCCCGGGGGCGCACCAATTAACTTAGCAGCCGCATGTTTCTCTTGGAATTCGCTCATATCGTAACGAATCATCTTCATTCCCATACCTTCTGCAAGTAACTTAGCAAGTTCTGTCTTACCTGTACCAGTTGGTCCTAGGAACAAGAAGTTACCAATTGGCTTGTTCATTGCTTTAAGTCCTGCACGGGCAACATAGATCTTATCCAATACAGTATCGACAACCGAATCCTGTCCATAGAGCTTGGTTTTAATAGTACTTTCTAAGTCTACTAGAGTCTTAGTACTTTCACTACCAATTTGTTCTGCTGGAATCTTAGTGAATTTACTAATAATATCAACAATGTGACTCTTACGGCAAGTCCAATTGATTGCGTTAATTTTTAATTTAGCACAAGCAGTATCAATTAAGTCAATTGCTTTGTCTGGTAATTTCTTGTCCGGTTGATATCGCACTGATAAATCAACTGCGGCATTGATAGCTTCGTCGCTAATTTCGCCACTGTGGAATTCTTCAAAGTATTCTTTAAGACCATGCAAGATTTCTTTTGCTGTGGCCGGAGTAGGTTCTTCTACTGTCATTCTGCAGAAACGACGCATTAAGGCGCGATCCTTTTCAAAGCTCTGTGTATATTCTTCCCATGTAGTACTTGCTAATACTTTAATCTGACCTTTACTTAACGCTGGTTTAATCATGTTAGCAAAGTCTACGCTGGATTGTGATCCAGATCCCGCACCACGCATTTGATGTGCTTCATCGATAAACAAAATACACTTGCCTTTACTAGTTAATGCGCCGATAACGTCTTTGAACTTTTCTTCAAACTCGCCGCGATACTTAGATCCAGCAAGTAATGAGCCGATGTCTAAGTTCCATACTGTATAGTCACGTAGGTATTCTGGAACATTACCTTCAACGATGTTACGTGCAAGTCCTTCTGCAATAGCAGTCTTACCTACACCGGGATCGCCAACCAACAGTACGTTAGATTTGTTACGCTTGGCAAGTACCTGTGCAATTTCATCCAGTTCAAATTCACGCCCTACTACAGGATCGATCTTGCCATCTTTAGCGGCTAAGTTTAAATCTTCGCAGTACTCACGTAAGATATCGTCTGCACGTGCATTTGCTGGTAAACGTTTTTGTTTTCCTTCAACATAGTGCGAATTATAGTACTCAACCACTTGACTACGTTCTAGACCGTACTTGATAAAGAAATAACTAGAGTGGCTATTTACTTCGCTGGCAATACTTAGGAAGATGTCAATGATTTGAACATGGTTACGTCCGCTGAACAGGACCTGTGTAAACGCACGATTAAAGATACGTTCTAGACTGTGTGTTTTCTTTGGAATATTATCTGCATCGCTACTTACAATATAGGTCTGCTTTGACAAGTAATCCTCAAGGTCAGACACTATACCAACTGTATCAATACCAAATGCCACTAGTAAATCATTAAACGGTTTATATGTTACTAGGCCGTGTGTTAGATGTTCAAGCGTGACATATTCGTGATTATATTTTTTTGCTAGGTCGGTTGCACTAGCAATTACTACTTCAATTTCTGGATTGTGTTGGATCATAAAAATATTTATAGATTATTGATTAAGGAACGAACTATTTCTAACTGTTCAGCACTCAAATTTTGAGGAACTGTTACTGCTACTTCTACAAACAAATCACCGCGTAATTCTGAGTGCAACTGATACAATCCTTGGCCGGGTATTCTAAACTTAATTCCGGGCTGTGTTCCGGGTGGTATAGTTAATGTAAAGTTCTTACTATCTAGACCGGTAACATTAACTTCACCACCTGCTACTGCTAACAAACAGTTTACACTAATTCTATGGTATAAGTCAACACCATTGGAGATAAAACCGTCGGCATCAAATACACGTAATTGTACATACAAATCGCCACGTGGCAAGGTAGTAAATAAATTATCACCTAGGCCAGCATATTTAATCTGTGTACCATTGGTAATACCACGTGGTATAGTTACATCAATTGTTTCTCTATGGCCATTTGTGGTTTGTACACTGACTGTTTTAGTTTGTTCTTCTAGAGTAGTGACTAATGGTATTTGAATTTCTATACGTAGATCTTTGTTGCGTCTAGTATGTTGGTGTCTATGTTGAGCAAATGGGTCGGCCCCGGCACCGAACCCAAAATGTTTAAAAATGTCATCCATATCACTATGGTGAAAATGAAATTCTCTAGTATTGTTGCCACCGAATCCATTGCGTTGCATATCGTACTGTTGACGCTTGTTGTCGTCACTCAAGGTATCGTATGCGGCTTGAACTTCTTGAAACTTGGCTTTATCGCCACCTTTGTCTGGGTGATGTTGACTGGCGAGCTTACGATAAGCCTTTTTAATTTCGTCTGCGGTAGCTTTGTCGCTAACGCCTAAAGTTTCGTAATGAGTCATATATGATTATTATAAACGAAAAAGCCGGCAGAGTCAACTTACCGGCCTGAATTTTATTTAAAATGGTTAATTAACTACACATGCTACACTTTGAGTCAATGATGTGTATCCAGTTCCGTTGGTGCCGGTTATGCTAACATTAAAGTCGCCATCCATAACTGGAAGGAATTTGATAGTACCGCTAACATCGCCGCCACCTAAGTCAATTGGATTGGCCATATTGTCGGCTTGTATTTGTGTATCAAATGCGCCAGTACAATTATATGTAACAGTAACAGGGTTACCTAAAGTAATACTAGTTTGATCCATGGTGATTGTTATTTCGATTGCCATAACGTGTCCTTATTTTCTCTTTGCCGGTTTAGTTGGTTTGTCGTCGGATATTTTACTACCATCAAAACGTTGATGTTTCTTTACTGCTGGCTTTTTTGGTACAGGCTTTGCAGCCATTGCTGTTGAAGCAAATAATGCGATTAATAATACAGCTAATAGTTTTTTCATTATGTTTTCCTTATAACATTGGTTGAGTTAACGCTGGAACAATTTTTTGTCCGTTTGCATTTAACGCCGGTGTTGAACCTGCTGGCGCTCCAAATCCGCCTG